ATATGCTATATATGACGCTAATAATATTGTAGAGGTAGAGAGGGTAAGCCAAAGGAAGATATTCAATCTTACCAGCAGCAACCTCACTTACCCTACACCACAGTACCCATGCTATGTTTTGGATGGGAATTTAATATCTGTATACCCTACCATATGGGATGGTCTTAACGATCCTTTTACTATAGGAGATGGGATGGGCCCGTGCGATGTTAAGGCTCAATACATCCGATACCCTCGTAATCCTAATTGGACTTTCGCTTCATTGGTAGGTGGAGAACCTCTATTCGATCAATCTCAGAGTGACTTCCAAGATTTTGAATTACCGTCTTCTGACGAGCCTTCTTTAGTGGCGAAGATTTGCCAATATGTAGGTATAGAGATAAGAGAAGCGGAAGTGAGGGAGTTTGGTCAAGCTGAAGAACTGGTTGATACTCAAGAAACAAGCTAAAGATTATGGCGTATATAACAGATTACGAATACTACGAAAACAACCAAGTCTCTCCACAAGATGAGAACTGGGGGTCGTATCAATATGTTACACTGGATGATATAGTTAACAATTTTATGTTGATGTATCAAGGGAACAATGAGCTTATAAATAATATCAATAGGTATCAAGTTCTGTTCTTTGCTAAGAGAGCTATACAGGAATTAAATTATGACGCTATGAAGGAGATAAAAATCCTTCAGCTACAAGTAAACGATCAGTTGCGTTTTGTTTTACCTCCTGACTATGTCAACTGGGTAAGGATTTCTTTGTACAAGAACGGCGTCCTTATGCCTCTTACGGAAAATATACAAACCAATTGGAGTGGAGCTTACCTTCAAGACAATGAGTACAGGGTTTTATTCGATGCGTATGGAGACGTTCTTAAACCCAATGACTCTCAGTTAGACTTAGATAGAATTACAGGGCAGAAGAAAAGCATATACTTAAACGCAGGCAGTCCATACAATGGGGCTATGGGTTATCTATATGAGGGTGCTTGGTATTTCGATTATCAGATAGGAGCAAGGTTTGGTTTAAATACTGAGACGGCTAATAGCAACCCTACTTTTAATATTAATAAAAGAGCGGGAGTAATAAACTTTAGCTCAGGCATGGCCGCGGAGTCAGTGGTATTAGAATATATCTCTGATGGAATGGAGAAAGGGAAAGACTCTAAGGTAAGTGTGAATAAATTATTTGAAGATTATATCTATGCAGCCATTAAGTATTCTATTTTAAACAATAGACTGTCGGCGCAGGAGTACATTATTAATAGAGCGCGGAAAGACAAATCGTCTTTACTTCGTAATGCTAAACTTAGATTAAGTAACATGCACCCTGGTAGACTCCTTATGAATATGAGGGGACAGGCTAAATGGATAAAGTAATATGCTGATACAAACTAACTTTATTGCTGGTAAGATGAACAAAAGCGTCGACGAACGCTTAGTTCCTGTAGGCGAATATGTAGATGCATTAAATGTACGCTTGGGTTCTACTGAAACGACAGAGATCGGGGCGGTAGAAAACTCTAAAGGAAATACCTTATTAACTCCTATTATTCAATATTTAGGCAATGAGCTTTCAGCCAATGCAAAGTGCATAGGAGCTTTTGAAGATGGGATGGCGGAGACTATATACTGGTTTGTTACCGATCCTGGAAACACGGACCCTGCTTTCCCTATAGCTCCAGAGGTGGATATGATACTATCATATAACACTAACACCAATACACTAACGTATCATGTGGTTAGTATAGAGGTACTAAACTTTAATCTGGAATACCTTATTACCGGGGTAGATAAAATTGAAGATCTTTTATTTTTTACAGACAACCTTAACCCTCCGCGTTATATTAATGTTACGAGAAACTATCCTACCCCTGATGGTGTGGCAGATGGTATCGAGGAGGAGGATATAAGCGTAATAGTAAAACCTCCAGGGTTTGAGGACATCAACCTTGTAACTGCTACGCAACCTTTACGCGCCCCATACGTGGAGCTCCAAGAAGCTCCTAACGATGAAGACTATATGGAGACGAGGTTTATATGTTTTGCCTATAGATATCGTTACCAAGACGGGGGATATAGCGCTACGTCGCTGTTTACTTCACCAGCTTTTGCCCCGCAAGACTTTGAGTTTAGCGTAGACACTATGAAAAATGAGGGGATGATTAATAAGTTTAATCAAGCTAAAGTTTGGTTTTCAACAGGTTCATCACGAGTAAAGGATATACAGCTACTATATAAAGATACGAGTAGTAATAATATATTTATAGTAAAAAGATTTAACAAGGCGGATTTAGGGATAGCCGATAACGTCTTTGAAACCTATACGTTTACCAACAGTAATATCCTTTCCGTTTTAGGTTCAGATGAATTACTAAGGCTCTATGATAATGTTCCTCGTACCGCTCAGGCTCAAACTATTCAAGGGAACCGCTTGATGTATGGAAACTTCGTAGAGCAATATGATCTTACCGCTATAAAGGATGGAGATCCTATTAACTTAAACTTTCAAGTAAGGCCAGAGTCAGAATTTTTAGACGGAGACGAGTTCCCTACACCTACGGGGGCTTCTGCGGCGTATACTATTAACCCTGCTTCAGGAGAAACTATTAATAACGCTTCTATAACTTTTGATTTAAGCCAAATCCCAGGGGCTATATATGTGGGTACAGCTTTTCGATTTGAGTTAGGAATACAGAGCGTACAAAACACACGCACCGGAGCAGATGCACAACCGTCGAATATTGTAATACCTGACTTTACTGTCACCTTAAACTTTATTGCGGCACAAAACTATCCAGACCCATCAGCTATGTTGAACTCACAAGAGTTTGCTAACGCCGTAGGGTCATCAGGTATCTTTCAGCAGCTTCTCCCTTACACAGTGCCCGCTCCACCCGCATATCCACCTACCGCAAACCCTGCGGTATTGGGGGCTACTTTAACAGATTCATTCAACACCTCCCTCCCATATGCGTGGCTTAACGCGGGGACGGGAAATTCTTTATTGTTGATGAATACGGCTATAACATCTCAATGTCCTGCACCTCCTGTCCCTGCGGGCACTTTCCCGCCTTTAACACAGCCGTGTACTCAACAGAGTTTTGGGCTTAGTGTAGCGGGGAGTACTTTTACTCTTACAGTTCCAGCCGCCCAATACTATTGGGATAATAATGCTGGATCTACCACTACTCAGTTTGAATATTTTTCTTTCAACTTAGGGGCTTCCTTTGGCGGCTGGCTAACAACACCAGTTCCAACAAGCTTACATAGTCACAGAGACTATGAAGTAGGAATAGTATATATGGATGAGTATGGTAGATCTTCTACCGTTCTTACGAGTCCTAACAACACAGTTTATTTTCCAGCACGTACAGCTATATTTCAAAATAAAATACACGCTAAAATTATGAGCCCAGCCCCCTATTGGTCAAGGTGGTATAAGTTTGTAGTTAAACCCAGTCAAGGAAAATATGAAACTATATGGAGCACACTTTCGTTTCAACAAACGGGATGTGATCCTGATTCATTAGGAGAAGCATGTGGCCCTACACCCTTTGGTCCAGACTTAGCGAGTTTCTGGTTTAGGCTTGAGGGCGATAGTCAAAACATAGTATCTGTAGGGGATATGCTTACCATTAAGCGTGATGCTAATGGCCCGGTAGGTGGGTTCCTTCAGGCTGAGGTTTTAGATAAAGAGTCTGTATATTCAGGACAGATTAACGGAACAAACCCTCCTGGGGTGTGGATGAGGTTAAAAGCCTCTGGGTGGAATGGTATACCTAATGACGCTACACCTAATATAAACTCCGATGTGACAGTAGTCAATGAGCGCAACGGAGTCGATAACTGTGATGATATTAATGAGATAGTTCCAGCTACATCAGTGGGGATTGTGCAGTCCAATGGAGATGTGCAGCCTATTCCCGCAGGAAGTACAGTAAGGGTGAAAGCTTATAACCGACGCTTAGATACCAATAATAACCTGTGTACTAATAGGCAAATAACGTGGGACAGTGGTAACATGCTGGTGGATGCGGATTATGATAACATCCATGCGTGCCTTCAGGGTTTAGGATTTCCACAGATGGTAAACACACTTACCGCTGATGCGCCTGTAGAAGGAATGGATATTGTATACGACAACACTTTGTATGGGGTCAATGATGAGGTGCCTGTGGATTGTTTTGTATCGAAGATATATTGCACTAAAGATGGTAATACATATTTCATAAATAATAAATCTGCTCTACCTACTTGTCACCAGGGGCTTTGGACAAGGAATCCATCGCATACTCAATTACAGGTAGTAATAAACTTTTCTAATGGAACCTTTTGTTTCGAGACGGAGCCAGACAATGTAGACCCCAACCTTTTCTACGATGCATCTCAGATGATGAGAACAAGGCAAGAGTTGTTCCCCCCATTCTACAGATATCACGAGGGACCTTCTACTTGGGACCCAAACGGGGCGGCGGGTCAGTTTTACTATCCAGATAATGGATCGGTAAGCCAAAACTTTGCGACACCTATGGAAGGTTTATTAGATTTCTTTGACTGCTACACTTTCGGTAATGGAGTAGAGAGCTTTAGGATAGAAGACCGTATTGACGGAAAGTTCTTTTTGTTAGGGCAACGGGTAATGGCTCAGTCTAACCAAACTTACGCGGAGGTAGATAGATTTGCAGGGTTAACGTATAGTGGGGTATTCCTTAGCGCTTCGGGGTCTAATAATTTAAACGAGTTTAATTTAGGTTTAGTAAATTATAAAGATTTAGAATCCAGCTTTGGTCCTATAAAAAAACTACACTCTCGTGAAACGGATATACTCGTGTTGCAGGAAGATAGAATCTCTTATGTTCTGGCGGATAAAAATATAATTACAGACTCTACAGGAGGGGGAGCTATAACATCGGTTCCAGAAGTTTTAGGGACTCAGATAGCTCGTTTAGAAGAATATGGCATTAGCTTCAACCCAGAAAGTTTTGTTTCATGGGGAAGCAATATGTTCTTCACAGACACTAAGCGTGGAGCGGTATTGCACCTTAAGGGTGGAAGCGCGAGGACGGATAATTTGAATGTTATATCTTCTTTGGGGATGCGCTCATGGTTTAGGGATCAGTTTAATGCTCAACTTACTACACAGAAATTAGGGGGATATGACCCTTACATGGGGGAATATGTATTAGGAACTAATAATGTGCAGGTCCCTATACCGTTAGTAGAACTTCCATGTGGTCAGCAAATAAGCCAAAATCAGACAAATCAAACCCTTTCTTTTGAGGTAAACTTTGGAGCCGTAGTAGGGACAGTAAGTATACCTTATATTATTTCTTCAGGAGGTATAACAATAAGTGTTTTATGGAATGGAGGTACTTATACCACCGGTCTCGTTACTACTAACGGTACCCTTACCTTCCCTAAAAGTTTAGCTAATCCATCTACAGCGGTAATAACTATTACCCCTGACACTTCTGCGGGAATACCTTTAGCGACATATAACTTAACTCCAGAATGTCCTCCGGAACCCACTGTTACAGTGATCCAGGTTGTGGTAAATGGAAACAATTATATAGGAGAAAGCACGCACGTAGAGTACCAGTGGACAAATGGGGGTAATGTAAGCCCTATCTCTTCTACATCAGTGGTGTTTAATAATACTGGAGCCTCATCTCTATATAGCCCACAAACAGGTGTGATGTCACAAGGAGTATTCCCATATGACGGGTCTAATATAACCTTGCGTAATAACCAAATTTCTCCTGATAATTTTGTGTTCAATCCAGTTGAACATAAATTTAAAATCCTTTCGAGCAATACTTTATATGCTAACACAGTAACGGATTTAAGTACTCTTTTAAGTACAGCTACAGAGATAACTCCTATTACTCCATTAACTGCAGGAGAGTCTTTATATCAAGCCACAGAAAATGCTTTCTCTATGCCTGCTGTAAACGACTATCTCTACCTTGTTTGGGATTACAGAAACGTACATTCAGACCAGCTATGCTATAGTGCGGCAAGTGCAGATGATGCGTGCTGCAACTGTAGTACGGCTTGTACCAGGGTGTGGTTCAGTCCAGTTCAGTCTAACCAACCATCGGCATGTGCCGTAGATACAGACAGTTTTGGAAGCACGCAACTGGCTTTTACAGGCGCAGGATCTATCCCGGTTAATGGAGACATTGTGTATGAGGCAGGCAACGCATCGTGTGATCCTGAATTAGGGTATGCCCCGTCAGGGTTTTATATTGTAGATCCTACCTCTCCTTCTACAGCAAATCCTAAAAACTGGATACAAATAGGATTGGATGGATTAGTCATTAGTTCAGGAACATGTTAAAAAATTAAATTATGCCAAGTCCTTCAACTTTTTATTACGACAGTGCAAACTTTGCAGACGCTACCAATATATGGGATAATGCTGCCTTAACTATACCTTCCGCTGATGGGTGGTATCAGATAGGGGGGGTATACCGCCAGAAAATAGCAGGGGTTTTAGGCCCTGTTCAAGCGTGTCCTGAGTGTGGAGTAGGGGTAGCCCCTTGTGGGGGTACCGTAAGTGCTAACGGAGGACAAGGTGTTTATCGTGTTAACTTCGATGTAGGGGGTGCTGTGGGCGCCGTTATTTTAAAGTGGAATCCGGTTAGTATTCCTGATATGTTAACGTGGACGCATGATGGTCTCACAGCTTCTGAATTTTCTTCACGTATTCATGGATACAGGCAAGGTTATATGGGGCTTATAGCTGCAGGAGCGGCCTTAGTTCCTCCTATCGCAAATGGGTCTCCAGCAGGGCCTTACCCTTCAGCCGCGAGTTATGTATGGAATCAAAGCCTTAATGCTTTTATTAGTGTAGGTCCTGAAGCTATACCTGTAGTGCCGGCTACTGATGTTTCTTTAACAGCTACAGGATATACTACTCTTAATTCATCTTTTACCGTTGTCCCCAAAACCGATCCTTCTGTAGAGCTTGTGGAGATGATGATATATGGACCATCAAGTGCTACCATATGGAATCTCACAGCTTATTGTCCTCAGTCTCTTAATGCTTTTGACTGTAGTACTCCTGGAGCGGCATGTAGTCCGTTAAATAAAGTGCTTTACACCTGCTCTGTAGAGCCTGGTGGTAACGGCATTAACACTATGTTAGGTCTTAACGACTGGGTGTTTACGGATTCATATGGAGCGTCCCCTTATCCAGCGGGAGACGTCCCAGTTTTAGATGGAGATGGTTCAACTAAACGTATAACTATAGATGCTAACGGAGTAATAACTAATATTGTCAATCCATGCGTATGAACTTGTTAAATAAAAAGCTATGCCAATAAAATACGGCCCATATACATTATCATACGCTGAGGACGCCCAAGGGTGGCCGTCTTTCTACTCCTTCTTGCCTGACTATATGATCGGGATGAATGGATATTTTTATAGTTTTAATAACGGAAAGTTATATAGACACAATACTAACGAGGTAAGGAATAACTACTATGGCGTTGATTACCCCTCCACCCTCACGGGAGTTCTTAATATCGAGCCTAAAACCATTAAGCTCTTTAAGACTATGTCTTACGAGAGTAATGACAGGTGGGCATGCACGAGTTTAGTAACCGATTTAGGTACAGGATCAATGCTTAACACATGGTTTGTAGAAAAAGAAGGGGAGTGGTTTACATTCCTAAGAGAAACAGAAGGAACAAGAGACTATCGTAATAGAAATGTTAATGGTATCGGTAGCGCAGGCCAAGTATTTGGAACACCTACGGTAACGATTATTACATTTACAGTTAACGTAGGATCTATTGTTAGTGTAGGAGACTATATATATTCTACTCCTACTGCTATTCCTCTACCTCCACCCGCGCCTCAGATACCTGAAGCTACAGGGGCTCCTGTATATGTAGGTCAGGTAACTGAGATTAATTCTATAAGCGGTACGTTTAACGCCAATACTTTAAGTATAGACCCTGCTGTGCCTGAGCCAGGTACGGGAACGACAGGAGTTTCTCCTGCACAGGGAGACTTTATCTTTTACTTTAAAGACGTAGTAGCAGAGTCCCATGGGGCGCGCGGATACTTTATGGAGTTTAAATTAGAGAATAACACCACTACACCAGTAGAATTATTTGCAGTTGGGAGTAGTGTCATGAAGAGTTATCCATAATTTTTACTATCTTTGCATGAATGCAATTAAGTATAGAACCATTACAAGAGGGAGATTATGAAAACATCCTATGCCAATGGTGGAAAGATTGGAGGTGGACACCACCTGCTAAAGACTTTTTACCTGATGACGGGGTTGGAGGTTTTATCGTTTACGATGACGGAGTCCCTGTTTGTGCTGGCTTTATGTATAGAACTAACTCTAAAGCTGTATGGTGTGATTGGATAATATCTAATATACACTATAAAAACAGGGAAGGAAGGAAGAGAGCTCTCGAACTTCTGGTCCAGACGGTGGAAAGGTTGGCTAAAGATTTAGGTAATAAATTTATATACGCGTTAATAAAGAATAAACCACTAATAAACACATACGTAAAGATGGGATTTACTGAAGCTTCTTCTTACTCTACGGAAATGATAAAAAAGATTTAACATGGCAGTATATACATCAGCGATAATAGCGATAGGCACAGGAGTAGCCACAGCTGTTAGTGGGTATAATGAGAAAAACAAAGCCTCGGTAGCAAGGGCTAAGGCTGACGCAGAAGCGAAGAGGCTAATGGCTTCAGCAAGAAAGAGAGCTGAAATAAATGAGTATGGCGAATTAGACATTCCATTAGATGCCTACGAGGCTGAGTTGGATGCTAATATAGCGGCTGATAGACAAGCTATAGAAGCCTTACAGGAGGGTGATACGCGTGCTTTAGCGGCGGGTGTAGGTAGGGTAGGAGCTCAGCAGGCTGAAGAGGCTCAAAAAACTCGTAGAGATTTAGCTGATGAAATGTTTAGCATGGAGAAGATGAAAGCTGATGCCGAGATGCAAAAGCAGCAGCAGCTTATTGCTATGGACGTCGGTGAAGCTAAGATGGAGGACCAACGATCACGAGAGGAAGCGGAGCGTAAACGACTGGCAACGATCACGAGAGGAAGCGGAGCGTAAACGACTGGCAACAAATCAGATGATGGCAGGAGTAGGTCAAACTATTCAAGGGGTAGGTAGCTTAGCTCCTTTATATGGTGTGAGTGCAAACGACAAGCGTGCGCAGAAAGTTATGGGGAATACAAATATGAAAACCAAAGCTAAGTTAGCAGGTATTGATATAACAGATAAGGCGGCTTATTTTGATTGGGTTTCCTCACAAGATATTTCAAGAAGCGACTTTAAGGATATGATGAGGGAGAATGAGCTTGGGTCATGGTCGTCGTTAAGTGCAGATTTGAATTGGTAAACAATAGTCATGGCAAGAGATTTAAACGTAAATAGGAAGACGGTAGACAGCGATCAGTATGTATATAGGGAGGAACGCGACCTCTCGAAAACGCGGGTCGATTGGGGGGCTATAAGTAAAGACCTTACCAAAACTATTACCGATATTCGTGATGATAGACAATCTCGAAAGGATGAATTAGATAAGGCTCAGACAGAGTCGATGAATCAACTCGCCGAGTTTGACCAGTATAATAATAAGAGCCTTAATGAGTCTGTATTAGAGGGGAGTGAGTGGTCAAAGAATGCTCTATCGGAACAGTACGATCTTATGCGTAGAGGGCTTATAACCCCCAGTGAATATAAAAGATATGAGCAAAGGACTAAAGATAGTTTTGGGGCTTTAAAAGGTAACCTCGATAACTTTGCGAAACACTATGAAGAGGCGGCTTTAAGGGTACAGAACGGAGAATCTAACATAGGGGAGGCAGCTGTTAACAACAGCCTCTCAGGGTTGGCTAACTTAGGTCAGTATGAACTTTCGGGTAACCCCGCCACAGGAGAACTGTGCTATATAAAGACAGGTAATGACCCTGCAACAGGAAAGCCTTACGATTCAAAAAATCCAGCCAACCAAATAAGCTTAGGTGTTATAAACGCCCGTATAAACCAGAAGATGAATTATGTTGCCACCTCAGAGGCTGCTTTAGGAGAGGTGGATAAACTGGGAGAAGTAGTAGACGCTAAGGTATTGAAACAGCAGGGTGTAAAAACTATGGAAGATTGGAGGTTGCTGGAGGGTAGTGAAAAGATGATGGATCGTATGGTTGGGGTAATAACCAACAGTGATGCTCAGAAACACTCCTAACCCTGATAAATCAGGTGGGTTTATTTTTGAGTTCAACGAAGAGCAAGAAGCAGAAATTGAAAAGAACGCAAGGTTAGCACTGGAGGCACAGATCTCACAGAAGGCTGGGTTTACAAAAGGATTCGCTGAGCAGAAGGAGACAACTCTTGAAGCGAGTCAGACCAGAGAATTAGAGGTAGCTCACGGATATATGAACTCTTTAAGGGACTTTATTATATTAGGTGAAGCGGGAGCTTCATCAGGGGCGCAGAACCTTGTTAATGAGGTTAATAAAAACTTAGGTGAAGGAGAGTCTCGCATTGAAACGATAGACAGGGAGGTCGATGCTGATGGAAAAGTAACATCCTTTATTATAAGACGAGCGGATAAAACATCTAAACCTATTAATGTGAAAGGCATGAACACTACTCAGGCTATGAGAGCGTTATATGGAAATGCTACACCGAAAGGAGCTCCATGGGATACCGCTTTAAAAGAGTACGACGTAGACATGTCTAACGACGTCTTCGGAGAAGGTGCCGCGGGAGGAACTGGATCGCTGGAGGATTACCCAACGATTGATGCGGCAGCTTCGCGTTCATTAGGGGGGAGTGAGCAAACTCCGTTGAACTATATTCAGGGAGAGCTTGGGGGTGATGTTAACCGCTATAATGATCCACAAGTTCAGATTAAAGAAGTATATGAGAATGTTATCCAAGCAATACTTCCAAGTGAGATGTACGATGATGTAATGTCTACGGATACAGGTCAGGGTGATGGAGGTATAAGGCTCGAGTTCCCGACAGAGACAACAGTAATCGATGGGGTTTCATACGAGCCGGGAGATATGGTAATTAGAATAGGTAAAACTACAGGGAAGATCCCAGATTATAAAGGAGGGGGTGAATGGACTGACGACAAGACTATTTTCCAGTATGACATCATAAAGGATATAGCTAATAAAGAACGCGCGAGATTAGAAGAAGCGCGGTTTGGAAACAGGGGAGGAGGATCGTCAAGCGGGGGAGGTGGAACGCCAGCTCCATCAGACATACGTATAAAGAATAATATAAACTTAGTAGGCACATCGCCTAATGGGCATAACATATATACCTTTATGTATAAAGATCCTTCTAAACATTTAGAGGGTATATACC